GGCCCGAGCACTGCGGGCCGGTCGTACAGTCGCACCCGATCAATCATCATATCCGCGTCAAGCCCAACGGCTTCGCATGGCTTGATCGCGATAATGGCCTGTATCGTGGCAGCCCAGGATTCGACATGGAGGCGATCTTCGTGGCGCTAGACCGGCCGGCCGACGTGCGGCACCTGAAGTCGCTCGACCTGACCGGGGCGTGGATCAACGAGGCCGTCGAACTGCCGCGCGAGATCCTGGACATGCTGACCGGCCGTGTCGGCCGCTTTCCGCGCGAGGAGGTGGGCGGTGCGACGTGGTGCGGAATCATTATGGACACAAATGCCTGCGACGATGACCACTGGTGGTATGCCGCGGCCGAGAGGGGCGAAGGGCTCATCGACCTCTCGCACCTGGAGATTCCAGGGCTGGCCGGCCGCAAGCTGGATCTGCGGTGGCGCTTCTATCGGCAGCCGCCGGCGGTGCTGGAGGTGCGGCAGGCTGGAGGCGGGTTCGAGGTGTGCGAGGCTGGATTCGAGCCGATCGGCGTTCCCGCAAGCCAGGTGATCCAGGCGGCCGGCCGGTGGTGGTGCGTCAACCAGGCGGCCGAGAACCTGAAGTTTCTGCGGCCCGGCTACTACCACCAGCAGATCGCGAACAAGCTGCTGGAATGGGTCAATCGCTTCATGCAGGCCAAGTACATCTATCTCGCCGATGGCAAGCCGTGGGTGCCGGAGTACGACGACCGCACCATGGCGCGGTCGCTGGTCTACCAGCCGGCGCTTCCCCTGCTCGGTGGCATCGACTGCGGCGGCGGGACACTGATGCCGGCAGCCGCGATCGGTCAACGCGGGTCATACGGCGACTGGCGGACGCTGGCCGAGTTGAGTGTGTTCGATATGGGCATCGACCGCTTCTCGCGGGAACTGTCCGCGCTGCTCGACATCAAGTTCGGAGCGCAGGCCATGCCTAAGTTCGCGCTCGACCCGGCGGCCGCACAGCGCGATCAGGTATACGAAACGGCGGTTGAGGAGCATCTGCGATCGCGCGGCTTCGACGTGACCCTGGCGCCGACAAACGATCCGGTCGTCCGGCGCGAGGCCCTGGCGCTGCCGATGACGCGCTCGGCTCGCATGCCCGACGGCCAGATGGTGCCGGGCTTCATGGTCGATACGTCGTGCCACAAGATACGGGCCGGCTTGGCCGGGAAGTGGTTCCGGCGCCGGGTGCAGGTGTCGGGCGCCGAGCGGCACCACGAAAAGCCCGAGAAGAACGAGTATTCGCATCCCTGCGAGGCGGCCGGCTACATGTGCCTGACCTTCGGGGAGCACCGGCAATTGACGCGCGGCCAGACGCAGCATCAGCCCAAGGCATGGCAGGGTCAGCCGCGCGCCGCCGTCGACTTCGACGTGTTCGGGTGAGCGCGCATGGACCTGGGCACCACCATCAACGAGGCGAAGACCGAGCGGTGGTGGGTGGCGTTCGGCAACGGCACGTCGCCGCGCCGCTGGTACGACCGGCTGGGCTTCACGCGGCCCGGCTTCCGGCACTGTTTCGCCTTCCGGCAGGCGCACGACCACATCGTGCTGATGGTTGATCCGGTTCGCTCGCGGGTCGCCACCGAAGTTGCGTTCGTCTCGCCGTGGCGGCTGATCGACCACTACAAGGAGGCCGGGTGGCGCGTGCTTGTTGTCGAGCGCAGCATTTTGGGGTATAGTTCGGGTCCTAGCACCATGGCTCGTATGGTCGGCGTGACCTGCGCGTCCATGGTTTCGTACCTTCTCGGGCTCGACAGGCTGGCGTTAACGCCGCGCGGATTGTGGGACGACCTGATCCGGCGGAACCGAGCCAAGGAGGTATGAAGATGGGTAACATGAACCCGTTCGGCGGCGGCGGAAGCGTCGACACGTCGGCCCAGGATCGCGCTATGGCCCGCGAAGCCGAGCGCGACGCCGACCTCAAAAAGCAGGAAGAGGCCCGCAAGCGGGCGGCCCGCGCCAGGGCATCGGGGCGCGGCCTGCTGCTGTACGGCACCGAGGCCGGGGTGACCGGCGGCGGCAAGTCATCGACGTTGGGCGGCTGACATGGCGGACCGCCTGCCGGTCAAGGAAATCCTGCGCCGCTTCGGCAAGGCGAAGGGCCGCCGGGAGAACTGGCGGTCGGCTTGGCGCGACGCCTACCGCCTGACCATGCCGGCCCGCGACATCATCGACAATCCGACGCCGGGCCAGCAGAAGGGCTTCGACGTCTACGATTCGACCGGCATGAACGAGGCGTCGCACTTCGCCAACCGCATCCAGTCGACGCTGTTCCCGCCGTTCCAGGACTTCGTCAAGCTTGAGCCAGGTCCGAGCATCCAGCCGGGGGCGAGGGATCAAGCCGCGAAAATCCTGCAGGACGCCACCAAGAAGTTTCACTCGGCCATCCACCACTCGAATTTCAGCACGGCCATCAACGAGTTCATCCTGGAGCTAGGGGTGGGCACCGGGCTGATGCTGTTCCAGGAGGGCAGCGATTGGGATCCGTTCGTTTTCGACGCCGTGCCGACGCCGCTGGTGGCGGTCGAGCCGGGGCCGCGCGGGTCCATCGGCGGCTTCTTCCGCGAACATCGGGTGGCGCTGGGCAACATCGAGCAGGAATGGCCTGACGCCAAGCTGCCCGAGGCCCTGGCCGCCGACGCCAGGAAGGAGCCGGACCGCGAGGAACTGTGCATCGAATACTGCTGGGCCGACTGGAAGGCCATGCGGTGGTATTGCGAGGTCGTCGTCGAGAAGGGCGAGCATCGGCTGTTCGACAAGCCCCGCGTCTACGAGGACATGGGGCCGTGGATCTACAGCCGATGGACCAAGGCGGCGAACGAAAGCTACGGGCGCGGCCCCATCATGTTCGGCCTGCCGGACATCCGCACGACGAACAAGGTGGTCGAGTTGATCCTTAAGAACGCCTCGCTGGCGGTGAGCGGCGTCTATACCGGCGTTGACGACGGCGTGCTCAACCCGAACACGGCGCGCATCATCCCCGGCGCCATCATCCCGGTGGCGGCGAACGCCGGCGCCCGCGGCCCATCCCTGCAACCCCTGGAGCGGCCCGGCAACTTCGACGTGGCGCAGCTCGTGCTGCAGGACATGCGCGAGAACATCCGCCGGATGCTCTACAACAAGGGCCTGCCCGATCAACTCGGCCCGGTGCGGTCGGCCACCGAGATTGTCGAGCGGATGCGCGAACTGTCGGTGGACATCGGCGCGGCGTTCGGACGGATTCAGAAGGAACTGGTCACGCCGCTGGTGCTGCGCGGCCTGCAGATCCTGAGCCGCAAGGGCATCATCTCGTACCCGTTCCGCATCGACGGCAACACGGTCAAGGTCGTGGTGACCTCGCCGCTTGCCCAGCAGCAGAACCTCGAGCGGGTGCAGACGGTGATCCAGTGGTTCCAGATGATGGCGTCGATCGGCGGGCCGGAACTGGCGATGTACACCGCCAAGATCGAAGAGGCCGGGGTGTGGATCGGGCGGCAACTCGGGGTCGACGAAGAACTGATCCGCGAGGAAGGCGAGCGGGCCGACGTGGAACAGATGATCACGGCGATGCTCCAGCGCGCGATGCAACAGCAGCAGCCGCAGCAGGCGGCATAAGGGGGTACGATGGCCGACAGGATCGAGTTTCCGCAGGTATTCACCCTGCTGGACGCGGAAGAGGAAACGGGGGCGGGCGACGCCGTCTTTTGCGTGCCGGCCAATCCGGGCGTGCAGACGAAAAAGACCTTTGTGGCCAGCATCGCCAGCGTCGGCGCGGCGACGGCCACGGTGCTGATTGAGGTCAGCCACGACGGCGCGACCTACCTGACGCTGGAAACCATCGCGCTCGACACCGGGTCCGGCGATTCCGACGTCGAGTTCAAGGCCAATTCCGACTTCTGGCCCTACGTGCGGGCCAACCTGTCGGCGGTGACCGGCAACCTGGCGACCGGCGTCGGCGCGCAGGTCACCGTCACCATGGCGGTGGGGTTCTGAGATGGCGGAATCGCCGCTTCCTTCGCCCAAGCCCGACGCCCTGTTCGACTGGCTGTGGGAAAAGCCGAGCGCCGACGAGGAAGCCGGGGCCGAGCAGCGCAAGGAAGTGGCCGACGCCGCCGATGAGTTGAACCGGGACATCCTGTCGACGTTCTCGACGGCGGCCGGCAAGCGGGTGTGGGAGTGGCTGTGGCAGGGCACCATCCTGCAGCCGACGTTCATGGCCGACTACGGCTATGACCTGGGGACGGCCTACGGCTTTGCGCGGGACGGCCAGAACCGATTGATCATGGATCTGCACCGCCGAATGACGGCGGCGCGCGACGGCAGAAAGGGCAAGCGATGAGCAAGGCACCGAGGAAGAGCAAGGCGCCGACCGCGATGAGGCGGCCGGTGAAGGTCGAGAAGGCTGCGTCGGTCGTCGAGCCGGTGACGGTGTCGCGCAGGCTGGCGGCGCACCGCAAGGCCGACGCGGCGCTGGTGGCGTTCGAGGATGCGTTGAGCGAGGCCGACCGGGTGATGCCCGAATACATGGCCGCTCTGGCGTTCATCCGCGAGCACCGCGCGGGCATGAACGAGCAGATGGCAAGGCTGGAAGCGAGGGGCTGACATGAAGCTGCGATGGACAGGGCTGTTGCGCGCGCCGGACGACGAAGGGGCCGGCGGGGGTGAAGGCGGGGGGCAGGCGGAAGGCGGGCAGTCGGGCCTGCTGGACCTCGCCGCGGACGATGGGCAGGGTCAGGACCAGGGCGGCCAGGACGACGGCCAGGGAGAGGGCCAGGACGACGGCCCTGCCAAGCTGGTCTATAAGACCCGTCCCGACTGGCTGCCGCCGAATTTCTGGGACGCTAAGACCGGCGAGGTCAAGGTTGACGCGCTGGCCAAGTCCCAGGCCGACCTGCGGGCAAAAATCAGCAAGGGCGCCGACAAGGTTCCCGAGAAGCCGGACGGCTACAAGATCGAGTTCGGCGAGGACATCGACCCGAACGTGGTCAAGCGGGTGATCAAGCACGGCGAGGACGGCAAGATCGACGATCCTCTGTTGAAGGACTTCCTTGTCTTCGCCCACGACCAGAAGCTTCCCCAGGACGTCGTGAACAACATGACGAACTGGTACGTCAAGGCGATGGCCGAGATGCTGCCCGATCCGGTCGACCCGAAGGCCGAACTGGCGAAGCTCGGCAAGCACGGCCAGGACATGGTGAACGGCACCATGCAGTTCGCTAAGCACATGGTCGATCTGGGCGTGTTCACCGACGCCGATCTGTTCGAGTTCAAGGTCGCGGCCGGCACCGCCGAGGGCCTGCTGATGATCAACAAGCTTCGCGAGTACTACGGCGAGAAGCCGATGCCGGTGCAGACCGCCGAGACGAAGATGGGCACGGTCAGCGCCGACGAATTGCGCGGCGAGATGGCGAAGGTCATGGCGAAGGCGGCCAATGGCGATCCGACCGCGCAGCGCGAGTACGAGCGGCTGATGCAGAAGTACGAGGCGCTGTACGGCAACGATCCGGCGGGGTCGTCGGCCGTCGCTGCCTGAATAAATACTTGCTCGATGGGAAAACTTGGCCCCCGCTACAAAATGGCGGGGGTTT